GGCCCAGTAACAGCAACATCTCGATGTAGAGTTAATTTTTATCTTAAGTCAGGTGGTGGTTGTGAAATGTATTTTGTTCCTACAGGGACAGGCGGAGACGCTCCGTACTATAAAAACACATCGGCACAAACCATAACTGTAACATCAGGTTCTTCTACAAAAATATGGGAAGAATCAACAGTTACTCCAGACTCTGTAAGACTTGTTACTTATACACAATATGGAACACTTGCATCCGATACTGGATATGTAACGCCTTCAGGTGTAGGCACTGGAACAACAAACTCTGTCTATCATAGCAGAACACAAACAAGTTCGGGATCTACTACTTCAGCTGGCCAAGGTACAATGGAATGCTGGGTTCGTAAGTCTGGGTATGTTGATACTAAAGTAGCAACTTGGAAATTTACTACTGCTATATATGTCAGTGCTTCGGGTTGTTTTACAGGAGATGCAGAATTATATACATACGATCCAGAAACACAAACAATATATAAGCAAATGATGGCTGATGCATATAATGATCATAAAACTAATCAACCAAAAGGCAGAGTGAAATATGTACTCGGTCAAAACGGTGAAGCAAAAGAAATTATTTCATTTGGTAAATTACTCTTAAACGAAAATATTTACGGTATTAATGGAAGTACGCCATTTGTTTCAGGAGGACATCCATTTTTAACATCAGACGGTTGGAAATGCATTGATTTGACAAAAGGCAATGCAGATTATCCAGATCTTGAACTAACACAACTTGCAGTTGGTGATACATTAAAGAAATATAATTCTGATACTGGTACTTACTTTGATGAAGAAGTAACTGATATTACACCAACAGAATTAGAAATTGATGCATATGTATTGGACGTAGGTGGAGACGATACATATATTGTAAATGGACACATTGTTCATAACAAATAAGGAATAACAAATGGCAACGCATTTATTAAATACGATCGCAGGCAACTCATCAACAGGTGGAACTGGAGGGTCAGGTAATTCTATTACAGGCTCAACTTTAACTGATCATTTACAAGAACCAAATGATGATGGCGGAACAACTGCTATCGGCTTAACAGAATTACAGACAGGACTGGGTGATGGTTCAGGTCAAGCTGAAACAGATTCTGATATAGTTTTCTATTTAAGTGGAACATCAAGCGCAAGAATTAAAATAAGATCTAATGGTTCATCTTCAGGTACAGGACCAAATGCTCTATCACTTGATTCTGCTTACTCAACAGCACCGGCATCGGAAGGTGGGCAGACCGTAGCCGTAACAACTACCTATAGTGACAAATTTGTATTTAATGCAACTTCTACTATTACAGGTATAAGAGTAAAAGGAACAACTTTAAGTCCTACTAATGGTGGAGTAGGAATTGGTTCTGGCGGTGCACCTTTATCGCCAACGGTACCATTAAGAACTCTCAATAGTAGCGCACTTCCTACCACCGCATCTCAGGCTTTTGATACTGGTTGGATAACAAGTGGATTAAGTACAGGACTTTTATTTAGAGTGAATCAGGGACATGTTTCTGCTTCTACTGCGTGTGAAGAAGAAATTTATTATGACTTCAACGCTGAAATAGAATTTTGGGTAAGAGCATCTGGAAAGGCTGATACTTTAATTAAAACTTTTAGGGCAAGGTATGAGGCTAACCAATCATGTACGGATGCCTGTGGATAAATAATACAAACAATAGAGTAAATTAAAATGGCACAACCAACAACAAGACAAGAATTCAAAGACTGGGTACTTCGTAAGTTAGGAGCACCTGTCATTGATATTAACGTGTCAGACGAACAAGTTGATGATCGTATTGATGAAGCTGTAGATTACTGGCGAGATTATCATTATAATGGAAGTCAGCTTGTTTATATGAAACATCAAATTACTCAAGAGAACAAAGACAACGGTTATATAGATTTACCTACTGGGATACTTGGTATTTCAGGTATCTTTAATATGCAGTCAAGTATTTCAACTGGCTCAGGTATATTTAATGTCCAATATCAATTTGTTTTAAATAATCTTGAAGACATCACTGGATATAATATCACAAATTATTATATGTCCATGTCTCATCTAGAGTTCTTACAAGAAATGCTTGTAGGCAAACCTATGGTTCGTTATAATAAACATGTAAATAGGTTATACCTTGACACAGACCCAGGATTACTTGTAGTAGGTGAATACCTAATCATTGAAGCTTACGATGTAATTGACCCAGCAACATATTCCGATGTTTGGTCAGATCGTTGGTTACAAAATTATGCCTCTGCTTTAGTTAAAGAACAGTGGGGCGCAAACTTAACAAAATTTTCAGGTATGCAACTTGTTGGTGGCGTATCGTTCAATGGAGAACAAATACTTTCCGATGCAAGGGAAGAGAGGAGATTAATGGAAGAAGAAGCAGTGAATAATTTACAACCTCTCAGTTACAATTATATTGGATAAGTAAATGGCGACGAATACATTTTTCAACAACTATGCTCGAGTATCAGAGCAATCACTGATTGATGATTTAGTAATTGAATCTATCAGGCAGTATGGTGTTGATGTCATTTATATTAGTAGAGCAATTAAAGGCAGAGATGCAATTTTCAATGAAGATGATTTCCCTGTCTATAACGAAACTTTTGAATTTGAAACCTATGTTAAAAATATGGAAGGTTTTGAAGGAGAAGGAGACTTCCTATCTAAGTTCGGATTACAAATAAGAGATACGTTAACACTTACAGTTGCTAACAGAACTTTTGAAAGACATGTGACTCGAGAGGTAGTGGAGCTGGCCCGCCCGAGGGAAGGTGATTTAATTTACTTCCCATTAAATGAAAAGATCTTTGAAATTAAATATGTTGAACACGAAAGCATATTTTATCAAATGGGACAAACTCAAGTATTTGATATGCAGTGTGAATTAATTGAATATGCAAATCAGAAGTTTGATACAGGAAGATCTGAGATTGATAATTACTTTAAAGAATACAATACAGACATTATTGTTGATGCAAATAACGCAACATTAGATGCTCTTGCTTCAACCGATGATAACGCAGCTAACTTTACGTTTGAACAAGAAGCCGATGCAATTCTTGATTTCTCAGAAGTAGATCCTTTCAGTGAAAACATACAAATAAGTGACTCATAATGGCAATAGCAAATTACTTTTACAATTCGACGATTCGTAAATATGTTGCCTTATTTGGTACATACTTTAATCAGTTGGAAGTTCGCAGAACAAGTACTGATGGGACTCTTAATCAGAGACAGATTGTACCTATTTCTTATGGACCGTATCAAAAGATTTTAGCAAGACTTGAACAAGATCCTAATGTTCTAGGTGGTGCAAGTTTTGATGCTCAAGGAAATGTAGCAGCAGGTCAACCTTATGCTATGACATTACCTCGTATGGCATTTGAGTTAACTTCATTTGAATATGATGCAGAAAGAAAAGTTGCTCCGACAAGAAAAATAAGGAAGACTGCTGTTGATGAAGCAAACGGTGGTCGCAGATTTGTATATTCAGGAACTCCATATAATATGGGATTCAGTTTATACATCATGGCAAAATATAATGAAGATGCTGTTAAAGTATTAGAACAAATTTTACCATTCTTTAATCCAGAATTTACAAGCACAGTAAGATTAATTGATGGATTAGAACCAATGGATGTACCACTTATTTTAAGTGACGTTCAATCAGAGGACATTTACGAAGAAGCCTTTACACAAAGACGTAGTATTTTATATACGCTTAACTTTACAATGAAAGGTTGGTTCTTCGGTCCTGAGAAGGATAAGGAAGTTATACGATTTATTGATACAAGGTATGCTACTGATACTGCTACAAATACTGAGTTTGAAGAGTTCCAAACTATTCAGCCTGGTATGACAGCAAACAATGAACCGACGACAGATATAACACAAACAGTTGATTATAGCTTAATTGAATTTGACGACGACTGGGATTACATACATCAGACAACTGATACTGAACCTAGTTAATTTAGGAATATAATATTATGAAAATTGGATTTACTTGTAGTAGCTTTGACCTACTTCATGCTGGACATGTACAAATGTTGAGAGAAGCAAAATCTCAATGTGATTATTTAATGGTAGGATTACAGATGGACCCTGCGGTCGACCGACCAAAAGAAAAGAACCCTCCTATTCAAAGTATCGTTGAAAGATATACTCAATTAAAAGCAGTAAGTTATGTTGATGAGATCATACCTTATTCAACCGAACTTGACCTTGAAGATATATTAGAGTTATATACAATTCATGTTCGTATTCTAGGTGAAGAATATCGTAATAAGAAATTTAC